AACTTATGCTCAAAAAAATAGTTTATAGAAGAATAATTAGAAGAATAAGACATTTTCCAGCGTTTATATTTGAAGCTATGGGATGGGAATATGAATCCTGCCAAAGATGTGGTTCAGCTTTCCGAGTGATGTGGAGTGTTGATGATAATATATGGAATAAAGTTACAGGTGAAAATGATGGAGGTGGTGGGTCATATTGTGTAGATTGTTTTATAAAAATAGCCGAAGCTAAAAATATTATAATAGAACCAAATAATATTAAATTGAGTTTATTTTATCCATTAGCAAAGGAGAAAGTATGAAAGTCAACACAGTGTTATTTTGGGACAAGGTATGGAAGGGTATCAGAAGGCCGAAAGTCCGTGTAAGTCATCAGGAGATAGCCAAAATGTTACCTTTTACTGGCAAGGTTCTCGACGTGGGTTGTGGCCCCTGCGACCTGTTCAAAGAGGTCAAGGCCAGACGGCCTGAGCTTGAACTAACGGGAATTGATTTCTCAAGGACGGCTGCGGCAAAAGGGAAGAAAGAGGGATACAATGTCATCAGGAAGAGCGTGCCTCCCTTGCCCTTCAAGGACAATGAGTTCGATGTAGTGATAGGCAATGGTATTTTGGAGCACGTCAAGGAGGACTGGTATCTCTTCGAGGAAATGGAGAGAGTAGGAAAGAAGATTCTCCTAACCGTGCCTGAGAATGAGCCATTCGACTTCCCGATGATAGAGAGCGGGGAGCATATGCATATTTATCGGCATGACGATTTCAGCGGATATTCCACTAAAAAACTATACGATATGTTTCCCCGTATCTTAGTGTATTCCCCTGACTTGGTGGAAAAGCAGAGTTTTAAGAAGGTTTATCTGGCCTTCTCTGGATATGCTGGATTCACTGAGGCCTGGGTGACTTCGATGATTTCAATGTTTATGGGAGTCACTAATGCTATCCTGGCAACTCCGAAAGAGGGAGAAAAGTTTAATTTCAAATTGCCAGCCTATGCAGAGAGTTTGCCTAGTATATATTTATATTACGCTACGTGCAATTTGAACAAAACGAAGGATGCTCTGGCAAACGGCCTTTTGGCAACCGACTGCGACTATATGATGATTACTGACGTCGACCTGCGGTTTCCTGCTGACGGGATTCACAGGCTGGTTCAAGATGATAAGGACATTGTTGCAGGATTCTATATTAAGAAATCTAAGGGAGCAAGACCTACAATGGGTCATCATGTCCTGGGCAAGGGAATACATATAACTGACGACTACCCTGACAATGAGTTGTTCGATAATTACAAAGGGAGCAAGTTAGTGTTGCCAACGGGATTCACCCTGATAAAAAGGGATGTTGTAATAGCAATGAGGTATCCTAGATTTGACTATATCTCGCTATATAATATGCGGATAGGGACTGACTGGAGTTTTTGCCTACAAGCTGAGGAGCTTGGGTTCGGAGTATTTTGTGATAGTAGAGTTAAACTTTCACATATAGGAGAAACAAGTTATAAGGCTGAGGAGTATTTTGAGAAAAAGAAAACAAAGTAAAGGAGAAATAGATGACAATAAAATCTAAAATGACATTTGAGAAAAAATTGGTATTAACGATTGGAATTGTTGCTTTGATTTTATTTGTAATAGACGCACAATTCCACAGGACACTTCTTAATGCAATAGGATGCGGTTTACTTGGTTCGATAGTGTTTATATGTATATTTTCTTGGGAAAAGTGAGAGAAAGAAGAAAAAGAAAAGGAGAAATAAATATAAGAGGAAGGTGAGTTAAATTGGCAGAAGTAACAGGGAAAAATGCTCGAATTTACATGGGCAAGGTTAGATTAGGTGGAATGAGGTCATGGACGATTGACTATACGGCGGATACTGTGGAGACAACTGACTTCGATGACGCTGGGGTTAAACAATTCTTGGCTACATTAACCGGCTGGACTGGTTCTTTTGAAGGATTCGGTCATCCCGGTTGGGAAACAGCGGCAGCGGTAGGGAGTAAATATCTGGGAAGTTTCTTTGTGAGTGCCTCAACGGGCAGTGCCTACACTGGCAGTGTGATAATTACCGGAGCAAGCCCGGGTGTGGCGGTTGACGGTGCGGCTGTAGTAAGTTATACATTCCAGGGGACTGGGGCTCTTAACTTTGCATAAAGGCCAGGATTCATAATATGGAGGTGATATAAATGGCCGAAATAGCAGGGAAAATAGGAGCTTTCTACGCTACTAGCGGGTCAGGAACGCTTCAGGCATCCGAGTCTCATACCCTTTCCACAAATTTTGCATGGCTTTCCCATAAGAACGTGGTAGTGGAAAATGTCTATGTAGGTAGCACACCTGGAGGAGCAGAGTTTTCAAGGTGGTATTGCACCCCCAGAGGAAAACTGACGATTACTGATGCTGCGGCGACCGCTAGTTTTAACGTTAAGTATCGTTGGTGGGCTGAGGAAGGCGAAACAGGGTCATCCAATGGGATAGTGATGCAGCGGGGTGGATTCTTCAACTGGTCGATAGATAATACCTGTGACACTGTGGAGACAACTGATTTCGATGACGCTGGAGTTAAGACTTACAAAGCTACCCTAACTGGCTGGACAGCGGCAGCGGAAAGGCATTGGATTACAGGAGAAGGAATAGGATTAAAAGGTAAAATGGGTTCGGGTGTGGCTATGATTGTGAAGTTCTACGTGGAAAATATTGACACTGATAAGGGAATAGGCTCAACGTCAGATACAGGCACTCGGTACGAGGGATACGCTCATCTCACTGGATTGAGCCCTTCGACTGCTGTTGACACGTTAACGAATGAGAGCCTGACTTTCCAAGGAACAGGGAGACTGACCTACGAGGCAGGTTCATAAAATTGAAAGGAGATATAAATGAGCGAATTAGCCCCAACAGCGGGCAAACCTAAGCAAGTTACGATTAGTGGCAAGGATTACACCGTTTCGCCTCTAACTATTGATGATTTGGCTGAATTTGAGCTTTTTGTTAAAGGTGAAAGAAACAAAACAATCTCGGAATCGCTGAAGCAAGCAGGTATCAAAGAAGAGCTGATAGCCCAGAAGATAGTGGAATCGTCTGCTAAGCCAATAGGAATAAACGAAATTGACGAGTCTATGAGAACAATATCGGGGGTGAGATACCTGCTTTGGTTCGGGTTGAAGAAGAATCACCCTGAATTAAAGCTAGATAAAATGGGTAAGCTAGTAACACTGGCTAATTTTGAGGAGGCTTCAGCAATAGTGGCTGAGATGGGTGGCAAGGCGGTAGAAACTAAGGGAAAAAACGTCACAAGGGGGAAGAAGTAGATTGGGAATTTCAATTCCCCCTGATGACTAAGTATTATGGGATAATGCCCTGGGACATCGGAAAGCTGACGTTGTTCCAGTGGCAGGTCTATTCAGAAAAAATAGAGAAAATTTATACAATGTTTCATCCGCAGCCGAAAAAGGATAATAAGGGCAATAAGGTAAGTTCTGGCGGTTCAAGCAAGGGAAGTCACGAAGAGCTGAAACGCCTGGCAAGACGGAAAGGGATAAAACTTCCAAGTAAGGGGATGTGAATAAGTGACTCAGATTGGCGAGGCATATATAGAAATCAAGACTAACCAAGCCAAATTTTCCAAAGAATTGAAAAGTATGGAGGGCACTGTCAAATCCTCGACTGACAGGATGAAGAAGAACTTTGACAGAATAGGCAAGGGTGTCTCCGAACTTTCTCGGACAGCTCGTCTTGGTTTTCTTGCTATGTCTGCTGCTATTGCTGGAACGGTATATGCCGCTGCCAAGTATGAAAAAGAAATGGCAAATGTTTCTACAATGCTGACCCGAAAGTCTATGCCGATTATGGAAAAGTATAAAGACTTGGTTGGTAAAATGGGGATAATCTTTGGCGAATCGACTGAAACCTTGTCAAAGGGACTTTACGATATTCTATCGGCCAGTATAAGGCCAGAGAAAGCCCTAAAGGTTTTGGCAGTCTCGGCAAAGGCAGCGGCAGCAGGATTGACGGATACAGGCGTAGCGGCTGATGCTATTACCACGGTCATAAACTCTTATGGATATGCTGCTGAAGATGCCTCTATGATTTCGGATAAGCTCTTCACTATCATTGCAAGAGGTAAAACTACTTTTGCAGAACTTGGCCCTAATATTGGTAAGGTAGCCGCTACCGCAGCAATGGCAGGTCTGAGTTTCGATGAGCTGGGAGCGACGATTGCTACTGTGACCAGGGCAGGTATTCGGACTGAGATGGCTATGACTGCTATCAATGGAATTATGAAGGTATTTGTCAAGCCTACCGATGAGGCCAAAGAGGCAGCTAGAGAATTTGGCTTGGAATTGGATACTAATACCCTGCGAACTATAGGTTTGGCAGGAGTTTTGGAAAAACTAAACGGAGCTACTGCTGAACAACTAGCCTTGATATTCCCTGAGATAGAAGGGCTCAAGGGATTGGCAGCTACTATAGGAGACTTGACTGGATATACTGAGGATTACAAGGCAATGCTTGAGTCTGCTGGAGCTACCCAGGAAGCCTATCTGAAGCAGACTAACACTCTCACTTTCACCTTCAATCAACTAAAGGAAGCTGGAAAATATCTCGCTGTCCAGGTAGGGGAAATCTTCACACCTATAGTTTCCCAGGCAATCAAAAAAATAACTGACTTGGCTATCAAACTGGGGCAGGCCATAAAGGGACTCACGTCTGACCAGAAGAGTTCAGTCGCCCAAATGGTTCTTTTCGGGACTGCTGTATTGGGAGCTATAGGTTCGCTCAGTCTATTTTCTGTTGCGGCAAGGCTAGTTGTAGCGGCAGGTTCGGTCATTGTTGGTGCTCTAGGGTTGCTACTTTCTCCGCTAGGAGCATTGATGGTAGGAATTGTTGGATTAGCATTAGTCTGGGCTGCGGGCTGGAAGAAGATAAAGGAGATAACCAGCAAGCTAATAGAGATAGTTATAATGCCTAGTATCAAGTGGGGCTCGGAAAAGCTGGACTCATTAGCTGACTGGATGAGAGAGAAAAGCGGACTGCCGAAGGATGAAAATGATTACTTCGATTTGGGGGACTTCAAGGCAATAGTAGGATTTATAGGTGAGCTAATCTGGAAAGGTATGAAATCAATAGGAAAAACTATTGACAATTTGGCTCTTTGGATTCAAGAAAAAATGGGCATACCTGAAGGGGCACGCAAGGGTATTTGGGAACTTACCGATATATCAACTGTGATAAGTTTTGTAGTAGACTTAATTTGGA